TCAGGCTTGGATTTGCTGACAGATCTCGTGGACCTGCAGGTGTAACCCACACATAATGGCATTGAACTCATCACTTGGTAGATCATCGTCAAAATGCATGCGTGACAGGGCTGATAGGTAGTGTTCTAGTTTAGAAAGAGAGTCGCTGATTGTTTGAAGTAAGTCTTCTGGACTGACTTGCTTGTTACCAGCTTTTAATAATGGAGTCATGGGAATGTTTCCCCCTTGCATTCAATTGGTATTTCTACCACCCCATGCCAATAGGGTGACAGACCGAGCGAAGTTGGCATACCGTTGAACACAAAGGAAAGACGGTGGACACAAGTGTCCCATCGCCCGATCTGCCATAACAAGGCACATCGAACCTTCAGACAAAAAAATACCGCATTAGCAGCGGTTTGTCTGCTTTGTTTTCAAAACGAGATGCCAATCTCGACCACCATGTGGGTGGTAAATTTAGAGTAGCTTAGATACTTTTATTTTTCAATATATTTTGAAAAAGTAAAGCAAAATAAAAAGTTAAATCGATTATTAATGCTTAAATAAGACCTTTATTAAACATGCTTTCTAATAATTGAGCAGAGGAATAGTTAAGTTCAATTTCTGAGATTAAAGTATTCAAAAAACTCATTAATAAATATTCTCGATGCAATAATAAAACTTATCTCACCCATATACTCAATACTATTAAGTTCATTTATCCTATTAGATAAAGTTCTTTTTTTATCCTCACTTAAAGGCAACTCATTATCTCTAAATTTATCTTGCAAAGTAATTTCTGCTCTCATTGCACTTTTTCTAATATCATCTACTATATTAAACCTTTCAGTTTGATCAATATATTTTAAGATAAAATCAACAATTCTCTCGGTATTACTTTTACCTATATCATTAACAACCGATTTGATAATAAACTTCTTTTCTGATCTTATAGGTAAAATATCCAAATAGTAAAGTTTTAAAATTTCTTCTGACAATTGTTTTCTATTAACTTTCTTAAGATTCTCAACTATTTCAAAATATTCTTCCCACAACTTATTTTCTTCAAATATAATTTCATTATACTTGTAAGCATAACGTGTCAAAGAATGAATACTTTCATTAGAACGCTGATAATCTATAAGTAAAGGTTCAAACATCCCATATTTTTCTATTAATTTTTTAAATTTATCGTTCCCATATTTATATAAGCAATTGAAAAAAAATGCTTCAAGTTCATATTGAGTAAAAGTAGATCTAAAAATATCAAAATATTCTTTTTGTTTTATTGAATAATCTTTATCTTTTACTTTAGCTAAATTATACAAATTTTCATTTTGATCGATAAGCTTTACTATTTGATAACTTATACGAAAATAACTTCCAGCTAAATCCAAAAATGCTGATGTATAAAATTCTTCCCAATTTCTTTGAACACAAGTTTTAAATAGAATAATATGATCTTTAATTGATTCTTTTCCATTTAAACTATTACCTTTATCTTCCATTTGTTTAATTTTTCTTTTTGCAAAATCTGCATTATCTGTTGCAAAACCTTCTAATGTTCCGGTACTACCCATTAAAATATCATTAGTAATTTTAGTTTTTGTCTCAAGTAATTGGAAAAATAAACTTTCAAAATTTTGAATTGCTATTTGTTCTTTTTGGGCAATTGCTGCTGACTTTTGCTCCGCGAGTGTCTCAATATTTAAATTTAAAATATTATTCTGAGTTTTAACATTTTCGGCTTCTAACCTAGCGATCTCTTCTTGATGTCTTGCAGAATCTTCTTGTGCTTTTGCAGCTTTTTGAAGTTCATTGCGAGTTTCTTTCAGTTCTTTAACTTGCAAACGAACTGAATATGTAAGCCAATAGAATGCAAAGAGTGCAAAAATCGGATTTAAAATTCCTCCAAAGAAATCTCCGACTGTCCCCCAACGCTGAACTTCTTCAGGTGGTAGTTCTATACTTTTCAACACTATTACATAAAAGGCTAGAACTACAAGAATAAATAGAAAAATAAGAATTCTATGGAAACTAATATCTTGATCTATTTTCTCTAAATCTTTATTTGAATTATTTTCATTTTCTTGCATGTTCAAAATGGTAATTGTTAAGACACTTTGAAGTATAAACAAAAAAAGATAAAGACACTAAGTATCTCTATCTTTTTATATTTTTATTTAAATTGAACCTTAATTTAGAGGAGGTTTAACTTCATTAAAAGTTTTAAATTTTACGATTTCATCCCCTGCCCATTCATTCACTGTGTTCGCAAATAAGTTTTGAAGTGGAATAATTTCTGAAAACCAGTAGGCTTCACGTGCTTCACTTATAGATCCGAAGCCGCCAGCATTGGACGGAATAATTCCAAGTAATTGTGGTGGAGTACGTTGGGATGCAAGTACATCATCGCGTGTGACATTTTTAATATTTAGGAATTCATCTTTGGCAGCCAATTCGCTAATAGGAATAAGTTGTAAGCCATCCTTTTTCCCACCAGGTGCATGAAGGAATAAATTTCTGAAGTTACCTGGTCCACGTGCGTCTTTCATTGCTTGTTTGATTCCATCGACATCATCATCATCGATTTGAGTATCGGTTAGATATAGAATGAATCCAGCATGTGAACCATTGTTGTAATACTTACGACGGAATAACGTCGCTGATTCATTCAGCCAAATCGACTGAAGTGCAGCGATATATTCAGGTGTACCATAGATTTCTTGATCGACATCGATACCCTTGATATGGCAGACCGTACCAGGTTTAAAAATATGTTCTTCAAACCCATTGAGCAGTTGCAAAAATTCATCTGAACTTTTCATACGTCTGGTGTACTTGGCCATGAGTCCATCATAGTGATGCGGTTCATTTAAACGGTTCTCGATCCGTTGCAAGTAACCATTACCAAAAACCAAATAATCAAATGCAATGCGTTCAAACTCTGATGAATGAATTAATTTGTTTGGTTTGAACGACGACACCAATTGATTCTTTTTATAGAACACAGCAGTCGATAAATACGGCATTGCTTTAAATGATTTTGCCAATGCATTCATGCTGATATGTGGCTCGTAATATTTACCACATAACCATGTTTCATAGAACTGCGATAAGTCTCGGCCACTCATTACTGGTTCAGGTTCACCGAATGTAAATGCCTGCGCTTTGCTATCGGACATTAGTAAATCTCCATAGAGGATTTTTTAGATTTTGTTTGGTTATCAAGAGAAAGTGGCTCATTGAAAAATGCATGAAAAATGGCAAAAGCTAAATCAGCATGGCCGATGTTTTCTGCACGAGATGCTTCAAATGTCATTTGTCTTTGCGAAGCTGTCAGTGTTTTACGAATCGCCATAATTGACATAGCTACATCAGTAGATCCGGCATCAAATTCAAAACGTCCTTTGTTGATCACATCCATTGCTTTCATGACCAATTGTGTTTTGACGTCGACGCTATAATTGAACGTGGTTAAATTTGGGAAGAATTCAAGAACCAATTGCGCTACACCGGTTCCCATACCTGACTTATCTAAGCCGATATATTTGACGTTGTATTTTGTTGTTAATTTCTTGATGTATTGTGCTTGACTGGCAAAGTCCATGCCTTTGAACTGATGATGTTCAAGAAGTCGGAATTTAGGATAATCAGGTTCAGGTGGAGCAATAACTACAAGCCCTGCACTATCTCCACTTTCTGCTGGGTCGTATCCAATCCAAACCGGTTTATTACCAAATGGGCGTAAAGCCAAAGGCTTAAAGTCTTTAGACCATAACTCCCAAGAGTCGACCATACATGGCTGAATAATTGACAGCGGAAAAACACTGTGACCATCATCGACGAATTCACACATGTATAAATTTGCGAATTCCTCAGGACTGTTTTCAGCAATCAATTCTTCAATATCAAATAAGTCACAGCCTTGACGTTCAGCATCATAAATATTGACGATGTGTCGCCACATCTTGTCACCACACAAGGCTCCATTTTTTAAAGTGCCGTGGTCAGTATTAATCTCAACTCGGTTTTCTTTGGTACGACCTTTATTGAATGCATCACCTGTCCAGAATGCGTATGCTTCATGAGTTTTGCTTGAAGGTGTACTAAAGTATGTTTTTTTATATTGTTTTTGGGCGGCCATTGCAGATGCCACTTTTTTCAATGTGGCAAAACCATGCACCCAAAAGAATTCGTCAAAATATAAATCGCCATGATATGACTGAGCTGTTTTTGCATTGGTACCCAAGAAAATCAGCTGTACTGTATTGCCACACGGCAGTGTGATCGAAATCGGATCACCTTGCAGATCCATTTCAATAGACTGCATGACAAAGTTTTTGATATATGTTTTAAAACCATGTGCCTGTGCTTTAGAGGCAGACAAGAAAATCTGATTACGACCTGTAGTCACAGCTTTGATTAATGCTTCACGTGCAAAATAGAATGTCGCACCAATTTGACGTGATTTTAATAAAGCACGGTTACGCTGTTCACGTGCTCGGTACCATACTTTTTGATATTCAAATAAACCGTCGTCAAAGTCTTCACAAAGTTTTTCTATTTGTTCTTCAGTGAGCTGATTTTTTGCAACTGGCTTCCGAGGTCCAGCGGTTCTATTTTTTAGTTTTGGATTGAGGTCGGTTTCATTGCCTCCGTCTGCATATTTATCGATACGTGCCATGCGCTCCAACTGACGCATGAGAAGATCAATTTCTTTAAAATCACCAGGTGTTTTTTTCTCAAGAATAATAAGTTTGACCAGCTGTGCTTCTAATGCCTGGGCAACACGACCTGCCGGGGCATCTTTATCCCATTCATCACGTGCTTTCCACGCATGAACATTTTTATCATTCTCTTTTAAGAATTCTGCAATCGAGCTTATTCGCCACCCCATCCAATATAAAAATTTGGCTGTGAGACGGTTATCGAAAGTTAATTTTGTCTGAGTATCAAGTGCATTATCCATTGGCTCATTAAGCCAATACATAAGTATTTATTCATTTAGGTGGCATTGTGAAAACTGTTTTCACAAGTGGGTTTTATTGATTCTTTTTCAAGTAATTCCGATTCTGCTTACTACGTAAATTATGAATTTTTCCCAAATAAGCAGGATTCACCTTTCATGAGTAAGAAATCCAAGTTTTATCGGGTTGCGGTGGCTGGAGCAACTACCGATGGTCGCACAATTGAACCTGAATGGATTCAACAAATGGCGAAAAACTATAGTCAAAACACATACACAGCTTTGGCAAATATTGAACATATCCGTGGTTTTACACCCGATTCAACTTTTGGAAACTACGCAAAAGTTATTGGGCTAAAAGCACAAGAAGATGAAATTTCTGGTCAAAAGAAGTGGGCATTGTATGCTCAGCTAGAAGCATTTGACAATCTTATTGAGATGCACAGTAAGAACCAAAAATTATTCAATTCAATTGAAGTGAATCCAAACTTTGCTGATACCAATGAAGCATATTTAGTCGGTATTGCATTTACTGACACTCCTGCTTCATTAGGTACGCAAATTATGGAATTTGCTTCAAAAAATCCTGATGTAAATCCTTTTACTTCTAAAAAGCAGCATAAAGATAACCTCTTCACTGCAGCAGAAGAAATTGCGCTTGAATTTGAAGAAGAGTCTCCTGTTTCAAATTTATTTTCCAAAGTTATTGACTGGCTAAACCCAAAACAAGAAGAGCAAAGTCAAAAGAACAATGGCCAGTTCAATGAAATTGCCAAATCAGTTGAAGAAATTGCCAAGACTTTTGGCTACACCGTCAAAGAACAAAATGACCTTAAAGAAAAGTATTCAAAACTTCAAAAAGACTTCAATGAATTGAAGGACAAATTACAAGGCGAAGAAAACCCACGTACCCCACCAGCTCCTGAAAATACTGGGAACTTCTCTGAACAAATCGAGTGCTAAATAATGAAAAAACTAACACGTCAAAAATTTAATCATGCTACTGGTTCAGTAGCTTCATTAAATGGTATTGATAATGCTGCAGTAAAATTTGCTGTAGAACCTTCTGTTGCACAGAAAATGGTGGATACACTTCAAGAGTCATCCGAATTTTTGCAGAAGATTAATATCCACCCTGTTGATGAACTTGAAGGCGATACGATTGGTCTGACTCAAGGATCAACGATTGCTGGTCGCTCAAATACCAAAGGTGGTAATAAACGTACACCAGTTGACCCTACTGGCTTAAAGTCAAATACATACAAATGCCATAAAACTGATTTTGATGTCGCTATTCGTTATGAAAAAATGGATGCTTGGGCAAAATTCCCAGACTTCTATGCACGTTGGAAAAAGTTCGTTGACCGTGCTATTGCGTTAGACATGATTATGATTGGGTGGAATGGTACTAGTGCAGCCGTAGATACTGACCGTGCCGCAAATCCATTACTTCAAGATGTAAATATTGGTTGGCTTGAGCAGATTCGTACTAAAGCGCCTGAGCGTTATATGAAAGAAGTCGTTGAAGCTTCAGGGAAAGTAAAAATTGGTGCTACTGGCGATTATAATAATTTAGACGCTTTGGTTACCGACGTCGTTAGTAACCTGATCAGTGAAATTCATCAAGATGATACAGATCTCGTCGTTATTTGTGGTCGTCAATTACTTAATGATAAGAACTTCCCATTAGTCAATAATTCAAAAGACAATACCGATGCTTTAGCTGGGCAGATCTTATTAAGTCAAAAACAGATCGGTGGTTTAACTGCTGTACGTGTTCCATTCTTTCCTGAAAACGCATTGTTAGTTACTTCACTTGATAACCTTTCAATTTACTTCCAAGAGTCTGGTAAACGTCGTCAAATTATTGACCGCTCGGAACTAGATCAAGTTGAAGAATACCAATCTTCAAATGATGCCTACGTCATTGAGAACTACGAAAAAGTAGGTTTCGTGGAAAACATCGAAATTTTATAAAGAGGTGATTTATGTTGAGTCCAGCTCGACGTCACCTCCTGAAAGCTAAGGCAGCTATTGAGGCTGCCAAGGCTGACGAATTTGGTGGTGTACGTCCAGACGCAAGCGTCTACCATTTACAACTGACTGAACTCAAAAATGACATTCATGTCTTGCGTTCAATTCAGTCACAAGAAAAACGTGCTGAAGCAAAAAATGAATTGATTCCAAAGCACATGCCCTATGTGGATGGTGTAATTAAATCTGGAGCCAAAGTTGATCAAGATGAAGTGATCACGACCATCATGTTGTGGTGCTTTGACTGCGGCTTGTTTGATCAAGGTTTAAGTCTTGCTGAGTATGCTTTGCAGAATGAACTGAAAATGCCTGATTCATTCAGTCGTTCAACTGCCACTGTCATTGTTGAAGAAATTGGCAATGCTGCACGTGTTGCACATAAAGCAGGTGAAGACTTCCATTTAGAAAATTTAGAAAAAGCTTTTGAACTGACAGCTGAACATGACATGCCAGATGAAGTCCGTGCAAAGCTTTATGTCGGTCTGGGTCGTTCAAGTCTTAAAAAAGAATCTTATCGTGCTGCAGTTTCATATTTTGAAACTGCTCTAAAACTGCATGAAAACTGTGGCTGTAAACAAGAACTCCAAAAAGCTGAAAAGCTTTTAGCAGAACAGAACGTCGATGATCAAGACAATTCAGAGTCTGATAAGGCGTAACGAGTGCCCAGCACCCACCGAGGGGCAGATCTGACCAAACACAAACATTCTTTTGTTCTGTTTTTGGTTCAGATCTCCACCCCTCACCTAACCGAGAATAAAAATGTCTGGATTAATTGCAAACGGTACTTTCTCAACTCAGGACGTTGTAATCAATAGTGATCCGTTCTTTCCATCGATATCAAGCAACCATGTCCGTGAAGTTTTGCGTTTAGATTCAAGTGTCACCAATCAACGTCTAATTCCTGCTATAGAAGCTGCTGTAATCCATGTTAATGAACAATTGGAAAGTTTAGTCAGTAAAGCCCCTACATTAGGAGAAATTACAACTAAACAGGTCAATGGAAAGTCTATTGCGGCTGTTTTGTATTTTCGAGCAGTTGCTGCAGCTGCTGGTGCAGAACTCTGTGAACGTTACCGATCTTATGACACCACTAATAATGGCAGCCAAAAAGCAGAAGAACTGACCCCGACGATTGATGACTATAAACGTGATTTACGTTTTGCCATCCGCGATATAAAAAAAGTACGTCGCCTAAATGTGGAGTTGGTTTAAATGAAAGAGATCTATGCAATCCAACATGACACTGTTGACGCAATTTGCTGGCGTGAATATGGCCGTAGCACTGGAGTAGTTGAACGAGTATTAGAAGCTAATCCACATCTTTCCGAATTTGGCCCATTCATTCCAATGGGCACCAAAGTTCAATTACCAGACATCCCTACTCCACAAAATAAAGTTCAAAGCATTCAGCTTTGGGATTGAGAGAATTTATGCCTGAACCAACCACCACAACAACGTCTGCAAGTGTCATTGGTCTTAGCGCAATGTCTATTTTGCCTTTTATCAATGGTAATGCACTTTTGGGGGCTGTATTAGGTGCAGCATTTATCGCAAGTTATGAAAAAGATTTATCGGCTGTCAAAAGGCTCATCAATCTCATTCTTTCAACCGGTATTGGCTATATCTGTACACCTTTCATCACCGAAAATACCTTCATTACAGCTGATGCATTGGCTGCTTTGATTGCTTCTACATTCTGTTTATTCATTCTGATTAAAGCGGTGGATTGGCTTAAACAAGCCAAGCTTTCAGACATTATCAAACTAATTAGAGGTGGAAAAACATGATCGAAAATGTATTCCAAATCATTGCTTTATTTACCTATCTATTTTGTGGGATCCGAATTGTTTGTTTTAACCACAATGGCAATTTCAACCGCAAATATGCATGGTTCGCAACTTTACTTATTGCCTCATTCTTAGGCCAATCAGTTCACATTATTTTCTTTAAGGACCCCGTAACTTTATGGGATGCCATTTTTGCCATAGTTTTGGCAGTGCTTATTTATCGTAGTCAGGGAAATGTGGCCAAGCTAATCTGGAGTAAATCATGATTTTAAAATTTGGTTCAAAAGGTGATGCCGTAGCAACTCTTCAAAAGCAATTAGCGAAGATGGGTTACAAGGGTATTAAAGGTAAGCCCCTGTTGATTGATGGTCATTTTGGTGAAAGTACTGAGTTTGCAGTGATTCAACTCCAACGTAAATTTGGATTGGTTGCTGACGGTAAAGTTGGCGATAAAACTCGCCAGGCATTAGCTGGTGATTCAGTTAGTAAATTTTTAAAAGATGAAGACTATAAAAAAGCTGCAATACGTTTAAAAGTTCCTGAATTAGTTATCAGAGTTTTCGGAGCAGTTGAAGGCCGTGGTGTAGGCTTTCTTCAAAACGGAAAGGCTAAAATTCTATTTGAACGTCATCGAATGTATTTTTATTTAAGCCAAGCATTAGGTAAAACATTTGCTAATGATCAGGTAAAAATAACCCCCAATTTAGTCAATACTTTAACTGGTGGCTACAAGGGCGATGTAGCTGAATATACCCGGTTAAGTATGGCCATGAATATTCATAAAGAATCTGCTCTGAAATCTACTAGCTGGGGTCAATTTCAAATTATGGGTGAAAATGCTAAGGATCTTGGCTATTCATCTGTTCAAGAATTTGTTGATCAACAGCAGATTAGCGAAGGTCACCAGCTCGAAGCATTTATTCGATTTATTGAGTGGAAGCCTGGCTTATTAGAAGCCTTACAAAAACAAGATTGGCATACAGTCTTTACACTCTACAACGGCAAAAACTATAAAAAACTTGGCTATCAAGCAAAATTCCAAAAAGAATTTGATCACCTTGAACCTATTTATGGGGAGAAAACTGCAGCATGAAAAAGCCCCATGCTTTACGTGAATATTTGCTAAACGCGATTCCTGATCTACCTCAAGATCCGGATCGCTTACTCATCTTTGCTAATGATGGTAAATTAACGAGTACGGCAGCAAATGGATATAGCTTTGAAATGGCCTATACGCTAGATATGATCATTACTGACTATGCTGGTGATGTAGATGTGTTTGGCATTGTTCTTTTCACATGGATTCAGGACAATCAATCCGAACTCATGGCTAATTTAACTAAAGCAAAAGAAGCCATTACTTTTGAAGCTGAACTGATTGATAACAGCAAATATGATCTGCACTTTAAAATACCTTTAACTGAACGTGTCATTGTGAAAAAGAATGATGAAGGGAAATTTGAGATCTCCTACCCGACTGAACCACAATATACTGAATTTGGTCCACCTACAGATTTTGAATTAATAGATAAAGATGGATCTACCCTTGCAACATGGCGTACAGCTGATATGCAAGGACGTTCGTTGGATATGCCCTTTCCGGGAAAAAGCCCATGAATAATATTCAGGATCTTGCTCTTTATCTGCAGCCATTATTGGATCGATTGTCTCCAGGTGAAAGGGCAAAACTGGCTAAGAATATTGGACGAGATCTTCGTACAAGCCAACGCCAGCGTATTACAGCGCAACGAAATCCAGATGGTTCAGCTTATACGGCAAGACGTACACGCTTACGTGACCAGAAAGGAAAAATTAAAAGAAAAATGTTCTCCCGGATTAAATCTAATACGCATCTGAAAGTACTAAGTAATAGTGAGTCAATTGCCGTAGGTTTCATTGGTCGTGTCAGTCGAATTGCTAAGGTACACCAATTTGGTTTAAGAGACCGGGCAACTAGATCTGCTCCGGATACGGTTTATCCAAAACGTGAGTTATTAGGATTTTCAGATAAAGAAATTAATCTGGTTGAGTCTTCATTCATCAAGCATATCAATATTAAGTAGCTCAACTTGTGAAAACCATTTTCACAAGAACCAATTGCTGAAAACAAAAAAACTCTAACGCAAAGTGTTGGCATGAATGCTGACATCAATCGTCGTCTTGAAAATCTGATTCGGTTCGGAACAATCAAGACCGTAAATCCGTCTAAACCAATTCCCCTTGTCACTGTCGAGCTTGACGATATTGTTACGCCTGAAATTCGCTTTTTTAATGCACGTTCCGGAAATGACTCAACTTGGGATCCACCCTCTGAAAATGAGGAAGTTATGGTGATTTCACCTTGTGGTGAGATCGGCCCTACAAGCGTGGTTTTCTATGGGCTCTACAACAATGAACACCCATCTCCTTCTGATGATTTAAATAAGAAAATCCGCGTTTTCGCGGACGGATGCGTTATTGCTTATGACGTTGCTGCACATCATTTGTCAGCAATTTTACCTTCAGGTGGTAAAGCACTTGTTACTGCTGATGGTGGGATAACAGTTAATGGTGATACCACTATAAATGGGAATCTTCAGGTTAATGGCAGTACTGCTATGACTGGAAATAATACTGTTGCAGGTAGCCAGTTAGTGCAAGGTAGTAGTCATTCAACTGGTGCATTTAGTACAGAAGCTGATGTTAAAGCTGGCTCAATTAGTTTGAAAGAACATAAACATCCTGGAGATAGCGGTGGGACAACTGGAGGGCCAATTCCATGATGTCACGTGAAAATGGCCGTGAGCTTGAATCTGAATTAGATCATATCCGTCAATCTATCCAAGACATTCTAACTACCCCCATTGGTACAAGAATCATGCGTCGAGAATATGGTTCTTTGATCTATCAATTGATCGACTCCCCTTTTGATGAAATCGCCACTCTGCAGTTATATGCAGCGACTGCAACTGCACTTTTACGCTGGGAAGACAGGATCATTCTTAATTCAGTTTCATTGGTAACTAATGAAGAAGGTTCATATTTTCTAGATATGGATTGCAGTCTAGTCGATAGCAATAAACAAGCTTCTTTAAGTATCCCCCTTTCAATCGGATCTTCCTTATGAGTAGTGTTGACTTTAATTCTTTACCGAAACCAAATTTTGTTGATGTTATCGACTTTGAGTCGATTTTTTCAGAACGTAAAGAATACTTTATTTCACTTTATCCAGAGGATGAGCAAGAAGATGTCCGAAAAACATTAAGCCGTGAAAGTGAGCCAGTCACTAAGTTTTTACAAGAAAATGCTTACCGAGAAATGATTTTAAGAAATCGAATCAATGAAAAAGCACTGGCTACACAGCTTGCATTTGCAAAGGGAGATGATCTTGACGTTTGGGGTGCAAATTTTGATGTAAAACGTTTGGTAATTACTCCAGCAGATGATTCAGTTACACCACCAGTAGCAGCAGTTTATGAAGAAGATGAAGATTTTCGATATCGTATTCAAAAGAAACTAGATGCATTAAGTACAGCTGGCCCTGAATCTTCTTATGAGTACCACACCCTTTCTGCTGATGGCCGTGTTGCACATGTGAAATGCAGTTCACCTGCCCCGGCTCATGCACTCTTAACGATTCTTCAGCGAGATACTGAAAATAATGCATCTACTGAAGAACTAAATACTATTGTTTACAACTATGTATCGGCTGAAAAGAAACGTCCTACAGGTGACCGTGTTTTAGTTCAATCAGCTGAAATCATTGAATATGAAATTGAAGCCGTATTAGTCACAAAGAACGTACCTGAAACAGATCCAGTATTAGCAGCCGCACAGGCTAATGCTTTTGCCTATACCAAAGAGCCAAAACGCATTGGCAAAGGTGTATTTTTTTCTGACCTCTACTCTATTTTAAAGGTTTCAGGTGTTGAACGAGTAGAACTCATTAGCCCCACTGCTGAGATTCATTTAACTAACTTTCAAGCAGCTTCATGTACGGCTATTAAACTTAGCGTGAGGAATGAATAATGAATTTACTTCCTCCAAACACGACGCCTTTTGAAAAGAAAATTGTTGAAACAACGGCTAAAACATCAGAGCTAAATACCAATTTATCAAGTTTGATTCGTGTTGATGATGCTCCTGCAGATTTTTTATCTATTTTAGCCTGGCAGTTTTCAGTAGACCGTTGGCAAGATGATTGGCCTGATGAAGTCAAACGTGCACAAATCAAGAATTCGATAAAAGTACATACCTATAAAGGTACTAATTATGCCCTTCGGTCAATTGTAGAAAGTTTTGGCTATAGCTTAACTATTCATGAATGGTGGCAAGAAAGTCCCATGAATGAGCCAGGTACTTTTCAACTTACAATTGATACCAATTCAAAAGCTTTAACTGAAAAAACTTATAACACCTTAGTTGAGCTTTTATACGACGCCAAACCTCTAACCAGAAAACTCAAAAATATTGAAATTAATGTCATTGCAGTTAATGGCGATACCAATGTAGCAGCCGCTATGTATGACGGGGAAGATGTAACCATTTATCCAAAAATTGATGATCCAAATTCATTACTTCATACCGTTTTTGCATTTTATGAACACGAAATCACAAGTATTTATCCCAAATAAGGTTTAACAAGATGGCAGCAGAATATCATTCACTCTTTACCGAACAGGGTCTAAACCTTCTCAGAGAGTCAATTCAAAATGGTACTAAATTAGGTATTACCGAAATGTCTTTCGGGGATGGTAATGGCGTGTTACCAATTCCAGACGCTTCATTTACAAGTCTAATTAATGAAATTTTCCGAACACCACTAAATCGACTTGCACCCTCCCCAAATAATCCTAATTGGTTAGAAGCTGATGGAGTGATTCCTTCTGCTGTAGGCGGTTTTAATATACGTGAGGTAGGCTTATGGGCAGGAGACATACTTGTAGCTTATGCGAATTATCCACCTACCTATAAACCTAGTGCTGACCAAGGTACAGCGCAAATCAAAACGGTTCGAATTATTTTACAGATTGATAATACCGCGAACTTTGAACTTAAGATTGATGCTTCTGTAGTCATGGCTACAATTCAATCAGTCCAAGAAGCAAAAAAAGAAGCTAAAGATTATTCCGATTTAACAAAAGTACATCGTGTCGATTCTTATGAGGATTTACTAAATATTGATACTTGGGATGGTAAAACAGTATTTTTGAAATCTTATTGGTATGGGCTGAATTCTGGTGGTGGATTATTTAAATATGATCCAACAAAACAGAATCAAAATGATGGCGGTACGATAATTAACGGCTGGGTCCGTTTAAATGTTGATTATGTTACCCCTGAAATGTTTGGTGCTAAAGGAGATGGTGTTACTGATGACTATGATGCTTTACAAAAAGTTTTGTTGTTATCGGGGAAGCCCATTCGATTAGCTGCCAAGAGATATATGACAAGCCAAACTCTTTATGCGTATGGCGGGAATTTAAATATTGAAGGAGCAAGTTCAAATACAAGCTTCATTCACAAAACCACAAATTCAAAATTAAATAGGACAAATCCTGTACTAGCTCCAAATGGTAACGAATTTGATTGTAATGTGGATGCAGTTTTAGTTTTAATTCCGGCCCAATCAAATTTCTTTAAAAAGGCTAATTTTAAGAGTTTTAAATTAACAAGAGCTGGCTATAAAGAAAATGAAGGTTATTGTCTTTTTGCACCATTTTTAGCTGAATCATTTTTTTATGATGTGATGTTTTGGAATGGTGCTGTAGGTTTCTATTCAAGAAATATCTGGATGTGTACTTTTATTCGTTGCCAAGCTGAATCTGCTGGCGGATGGGTATTAGGAGGATATGAAAATGAAGAAGGAAATGGCGGAACATCTTGTACCCTCATGTCTTGCTGGAGTACGGCAACTAAAGCAGGGAATTATGCATGGAATGTCCGTTTAACTAGTTCAAATTTTATTTCATGTGTTTCAGATCATTGTGGAGAGCTTAACTCTATAGCTGAAGGTGTGTGGAATATATATCAAAACTCAAGAGTTAAAATACATAAAACAACTTCAGAAGTATCATTTATGAAGCGGTTTTTAAAATTTAGTGATTCATTTGTTGAGTTAGAAGGTGTTTATTCTTGGGATACAGCATTATTATCGGATAATACCCAATATGCTTTTGATATTAATAATAGTCGGGTAGAAGTATCGGGCATTTCTCTTGAATTAAAATATAATCATCAACATGCAACTTATGGTAATCAAATTCCTAACTTTTGCAGGTTAACAAATGGTTCAGTCGGATTTTTAAGAAATATAGTTCCGACCCCACGTATTTCAGGAATTAATGATGGTTCAAACTATCAAATAAGTGTTTCTAATAATAGTAAGTTGGTTTATGACTCTGACGGATCTCGGTATGAAGTGTCTTTGGGGCCAAACGACTCATATCCAAAGAACTTATCTCCAGTTTATAGTACAGATCGCTTATTAAGAACTACAAAAGGGGTCGAATGTAATAATTTATCGGTTACAGATGTTGCTGGGCATATTCAGAATAATAAAGCTGGATCTGGATTTTGGAATACTGGTCACATTGTATTAGGCAATATCCATGTATGGGTAGATACAGAGCGTTCAGGTTTAAGAATGAAAGCGGATGGTCCACCTACCTCAAACCTAGATGGGTATCCAGTTAGTGGATTCAACCGTGGCCTGAATGGCCAAACAGCGGACCGCCCTACTACAGCTATCTATTCAGGTATGATGTATTTTGATCTAACTTTAGGTAAACCAATTTGGTATAGATCATCGGATAGTAAATGGGTCGATGCAAATGGAAATATAGTTTAAAGAAATTAAATGATTAATTCTGGAATATGTTTACCACTAAAGATTATCCTGTGTAAAAACCATTTTCACAGACCAAGAAACTTACACTTTTGATTTAGTCATGCAAGCCTGTTTGTTGAATTAAAACCTCAATAAACAGGCTTTTTTATGGCTATAGATCAATACCACCACGGAATCCGTGTCCTTGAACTCAATGATGGGATCCGGCCAATCCGAACCATTGCAACTGCAATTCCAGGCTTTGTTGCAACTGCAGATGATGCAGATCCATTAGTATTCCCAGAAAACCAAGCAGTACTAATTACAAATATACAAACTGCAGTTGCTAAAGCCGGTAAAAACGGAACTTTAGCAAAAGTACTTCAAAATATGGCCAACCAGACCAACGCTATTTGTGTCGTGGTCCGTGTACCCACTGCAGTTGATGAAGCAGCTCAAACTGCAAACGTCGTTGGTACTGTTACCGCTGAAGGTAAATATACCGGCCTTAAAGCTTTACTTGTTGCTAAATCAAAATTAGGTGTTCAACCACGTATTTTAGGTGCACCAGGTCTTGATACTCAGCCAGTTGCTACTGAATTAGTTGTTATTGCTAAAAAATTGCGTGCTATGGCTTATGCGTATGCATGGGGCTGTAAAACCAAAGAAGAAGCTGTGGCGTATCGTGAAGCGTTTGCTGCACGTGAACTCATGATCATTTGGCCGAACTTTGTAGCATTTAATACGACAACCGCTCAAACAGAAACCGTACCAGCTGTAGCTGTTGCTATGGGATTACGCGCAAAGATTGATAACGAAATCGGCTGGCATAAAACCCTTTCAAACGTTGCTGTATCTGGCGTTACTGGCATTGATGCTGATGTGACTTGGGATCTGCAAGATCCAGCAACTGATGCTGGCTATCTCAACAGCAATGAAGTCACCACTTTAATTCAGCATGAAGGCTTCCGTTTCTGGGGATCTCGCACTTGTTCGGATGATCCATTATTTGTATTTGAAAACTATACCCGTACAGCTCAAGTCTTGGCTGACACCATGGCTGAAGCAAACATGTGGGCAAATGATTTACCTCTTCATGGTTCATTAGTCACGGACATTCTTGAAGGTCAAAAAGCCAAACTACGTGAACTTACACGTAATAAATACCTCATTGGTGGTGACGCCTGGTTCGATCCGGAAGCAAATACTCCGGATACGTTAAAGGTTGGGAAATTGGCCACTGATTACGATTACACCCCTGTCCCACCATTAGAAGATCTGACATTCCGTCAACGTATCACTGATCGTTATCTCGCTAACTTTGCTTCATCTGTAAACGCTTAAGGAGCATAACGCATGGCTTTACCTCCAAAATTAAAAAATATGAACTTCTTTAATGAAGGGAATAGCTACTTGGGCAAAGTTAAAACTGTGACTTTACCCAAGTTAGCCCGTAAAACTGAAGACTACCGTGGCGGTGGTATGAACGGGACCGTAAAAGTCGATTTAGGCATGTCCGATGATGGCTTAGTACTTGAGTCAACTTATGGTGGTCTAGATCTTTTGACACTCCGTCAATTTGGTATGGAAAAAATTGACGGTGTTTATCTCCGTTTTGCTGGGGCATACCAGCGCGATGATGATGGCGAATATGATGCCGTTGAAGTGGTTGTTAAAGGTCGCCATGAAGAAATTGACGGTGGTGAATCAACACCTGGTGAAGACACAGAACATAAAGTTGTGACGAACTGTGTTTACTACAAGCTTACGGTGAATGGTGTTGTTGAAGTCGAAATTGACATTCTTGGCATGAAAGAAATGATCGGTGGCGTAGATCGTCTTGAAAAACAACGCAACATCTTAGGCATTTTATAAGTTTCCTTCCCTTCTGTAGTCCAGTACTGCAGAAGGTTTTTTATTTAACTTTTAGGATATTTCCACATGAATCAAATTGATCAAGCGATTAACCAAGAACAAATCAAAAACCCAAATGAAGAAGTGGTGACTTTAGAAGAACCTATCCGCATGGGTGAACAGATGATTAACCAGGTCACCATTCGTAAACCGGGTGTAAAGGCATTAAGTGGTACCAGTCTTCAGGCTATTTACCAGCATGATGTAGATGCCCTTTGTAAAGTACTTCCACGTGTTACTTCACCAGCACTAACACCTCAGCAGATCTACCAAATGGACCCTGTAGATTTTGCCAATTTAGGAGGGCATTTGGTCACTTTTTTGTACCCGAAAGCCTTACAGAAGGAAATCAAGGCTCAGACAGCCTAGAGCTGGTCGATGATGTAGATGAGGCAATAGCTAATATTGCTGTCATCTTCCACTGGCCGCCAAGTACTTACGATGACATGGATATAGTTGAATTGAGCAAATGGCATCGTAGAGCAATCAAAAGAAATCAAACTAACTAATTAGAGTCCACCAATGGCAGATTTAAAATTAGAAGTCCTATTTAATGCAGTTGATAAATTATCTGGCCCTATAAAAACAATCGTTGGTGGCTCTAAAACCTTATCAGATGCCTTTAAAAAGACTTCATCTGAACTGAAGGCACTAGAAGCCCAACAACGTAAAATTTCTGGCTTCAGACAGCTTAAAGAACAATCTGAAAGAACTACACAGGCCATTGAACAGAATAAGGAAACACTTAAACAGCTCAAAACGGCCATGAATATTGGTGCCCCTACCCAACAGATGGTTAAGGATCTGGCACGTGCTGAAGCCGCACAAAAACGCCTGAAAGCAGCTCAAAAAAATCAAGGCTCAGAAATGACGGCTTTAGTACGTGAACTTAACCAGGCTGGGATTAGTGTTGACAATCTGGCTGATGATGAATCAGAACTGAAGAATAAAATCCATCTCACAACGATGGAAATTAATAAACAAAAGGAATCTTTAGAACGTCACCAGAAAGCCCAAAAGCAGTATGAGCAAATGCAAGGACGTATGGCTAAAGCATCGGATCTGGCCAAGAAAGGTCTAATGGTTGCTGGAGCTGGAGCAGCTGCAATGGCTATTCCGGTACACCTAGCAATTGACTATGAATCTGCAATGGCTGATGTGAAAAAGGTGGTCAATTTTGAAACCCCTCAACAGTTCAAAATCATGGGTGATGACATTATCCGGCTATCCACCGAACTTCCAATGGCTGCCAAGGATATTGCAGCTATTGTTGCGGCTGGTGGCCAATCTGGAATAGCAAAAAATGAACTACTTGGTTTTGCAGAATCTGCAGTAAAAATGGGCGTTGCTTTTGACATTTCTGCTCAAGAGTCTGGTCAAGCTATGGCCGAATTGCGTACAGCTTTTAAAATGTCTCAAACAGAAGTCGTCTCGCTTGCTGACAAAATTAACTACCTAGGCAATAACACTCCAGCTGCAGCAAAAGGCATCATGGATATTGTTCAACGTATTGGCCCTCTCGGTGAAGTTGGTGGTTTTGCCTCCGGATCTATTGCAGCACTTGGTGCCACTATCCGGGGAATGGGTGTTGCTGAAGAAATTGCAGCAACCGGTATTAAGAATATGATGCTTGCTTTAGTTGCTGGAGAGTCTGCCACTAAAGGTCAAAGAGCTGCTTATAAAGATCTAGGCTTAGATGCTGGCCAAGTTGCTAAAGACATGCAAACTGATGCTGAAGCCACTACGTTAAAAGTAATAAAAGCAATTTCAAAATTAGATAAATATAAACAGGCTGCCACCTTAAAAGAATTATTTGGATCTGAGTCTTTAGGCTCCATTGCCCCCTTACTTACTAACATGGAGGCCCTTGAGAAAAACCTATCAATGGTAGGAGATAAATCTAAATACGCTGGTTCAATGCAAGCCGAATACGCCGCACGTGCAGCAACTACGGCCAATAATATCCAATTAGCCAAGAACCAAGTGGCGGGCTTAGCGATCAATATTGGTAATGTACTTTTACCACCAATTAATACCATGCTTGGCAAATTCACCTCTGTGATGACAATTGTTCAAGATTGGGCATCACGCAACCCTGCATTAGCCTCAAGTCTGGTAAAAATTGCTGTTGGTGGCATAGCTATCATTGCTGTTATAAGCGCTTTATTACTTGGAGTTTTAGCGCTACTTGGTCCACTTGCTATGCTCAAAATGACCTTTTCCACATTAGGGATTGGGTTTAGTGCATTAGGAGCCATTTTCTCTCCAGCTGGTTTAGTCATCCTTGGCGTTATTGCAGCCGTGGCTGGAGCTGCTTATCTCATTTATAAGAATTGGGAACCTATCAAAGGATTCTTTGTTGGCATTTGGAATTCAGTTAAAACTTCTTTTAATGGCGGGATTAAAGGCGTATCTGCCCTAATTATTAACTGGTCCCCTATTGGGCTTTTCTATGCTGCCTTTGCAAAAGTTTTGTCCTGGTTCGGAATAGATCTACCTGCAAAGTTCACAGGTTTTGGTGCCATGATTTTGACTGGCTTAAAAAACGGGATTATGTCCAAAATTGGTGAAGTAAAAACAGCTCTCTCCGGAGCAGTCACAGGCGTCATCGATAAAGCCAGGAATACCCTAGGTATCCATTCCCCCTCACGTGTATTTATGGGTATTGGTGATCACACGATGCAGGGTATGGCATTAGGTATTTCACAGAATCATAACTTACCCGTTAAAGCGACACAGCAAGCTACTCAAAATGTGATTGGTACTGGTACCACAGCAAAGGTTACACCAGTGACACCGATCCGGGCACAACGCGGTGGCAGCTTCATTAGTAACGACACAATTCAAATCACCATTAAAGCAGAGCACGGTCAACCAGTCCGTGAAACAGCACGTGCGTTACGAGCTGAAATGGTACGTCTCCAACAAGAAGAACGCGATGCTCGTCGTAGATTCTTAACTGATACGGAGTAGATAAAATGATGATGGCTTTAGGGTTGTTCGTATTTTCATTACGAACAGCTGCATATCAAGAATTGCAACGTGTAACTAATTGGAGACATCCTAGTAATAGCCGAGTAGGTTCTACCCCGGCTTATCAGTTCACGGGAAAAGGTGAAGATACCATTACCCTGAAGGGGGAAATCTATCATGAACTGACCAACAACCGAGTTGTATTAGATCAAGTCCGTCGTATGGCAGACACAGGCATGGCATATACGTTGATTGAAGGAACCGGAAAGATTTATGGCCTAGTCATTATCGAAAATATGGAAGAGACAAAAACCTATTTCTTTAAAGATGGTGCTGCCCGCAAAACCGAATTTACTTTGACACTAAAAATTGTGAAGGAATGGAAACCGACTCTACTTGGCACACTCATCGGCATGGCTGGTGGTGCTGTAAACAGGTTGATATAAATGCTTAATCAAATCACCAATAAACTAAATGAAGCAGCTGATTCATATCAGGCTGAGACTGAATATCCTTTCCCAATTTATCGCCTGGAAGTAGATGGTAATGACATCTCCCCACTTGTCGTCGACCGCTTAATTTCACTCAGTATTAAAGACAATCGTGGTCTTGTTGTGGACTCTGTCGATATTGATCTTGATGATTCAGATGGACAATTAGAAATCCCTCCTGAAGGCGCAATTATCCAGGTGTGGATTGGTTGGTCTAATACAGGTCTGGTCGACAAAGGGAAATACAAAGTTGAATCCGTCACCCATCGCGGTACACCAGACGTTTTAAGCATTTCAGCCTTCAGTAATGACGTATCTGAAGGTTTAAAACAAAAGCGTGAACGTAGCTTTAGTAATAAAACAATTCAGGTGATATTTGAAACCGTTGGTGGTGAATATGCGCTTAAAACAATTGTGCACGACACACTGGCCAACCGGGTAATTTCTTACATTGCCCAAAATGAAAGTGATGCCAATCTGATTACCCGGATAGCAGACGAACATGATGCTATAGCTACGGTAAAAAATGGCCACTTAATTTTATTGCCACGTGGAGCCAGTCAAACCGCTTCCGGATTACCCCTTCCTACCGCCCAAATTTTTCGATCAGATGGCGATGGCCACAATTACACCACTGGTACTGGTACTGACCGAATTACAGGCGTTAAAGCGTTCTATTACGATGCTGGTAAATCTAAAAAGCTATATGTGGTGATTGGTGACAATGAAGAAAATTTAAAAGAGATCCGTTACGTCCATCGCGACAAAAAAACAGCTGAACTTGCTTGCCAAGCTGAATTCAACCGTTGCAAACGTTCTTCACAAAAATTGTCTTATACCTTCGCCTTTGGCCAACCTGAACTTATCCCGGAACAAGAGTTTGTATTCACCGGTTTAAAACCACAAATTGATGACATTGTATGGCTGGGTACTAACGTTACGCATAATTTAACGGATAACGGATTTTCTACAAGTGTTGAATTAGAAGTACAGCTGCCGAATACAGATGATGTTTCAACTCTTTTTGAGCCTGATAAAGAGGGAGATAAAGAGTTAAGAAAACAAAATAAAAAACGGACTGGTCGCAACTATGCCGACTACTCCGGAGTAATCGTTTTTTATCGTGAAAATGGTAAAGACCTCAAACTTACTTCTGGTGATCAAAGCAATCCCTTAAAGCTCATTAAAACCTATAAAACTAAAAAGACAGCGACCATTGCTTTAAAAAGAGAACAAGCCCGAATAGAGAAAGCTAAAAAGGGCAAATAAAAAAAATCCTTGCTTCGGGGAAAGCAAGGACAAAAGGGTAATCAATTTTCGATACAAATTATTATAAATCACTATTTATAGTGATTTTGTTATAAAATCGTAAATAATTAAACCAACAGGTAGCGAAATGGCTCGACCAAGATCCCGTTATAAATGCCCTCACTGCGGTGAACCTTTTTCAATCCGTTCAAGTACTGAACTTAATCCTTTACTCCGTTCATTTCAGGGACAGTGTCAAAACTTAGAGTGTGGCTTTACCGCTCAAGGATTTTTTGAATTAAAGATCCAGCTTTCCCCTCCAGCTCATCCTAATCCTGAAATTAATTTACCTACTCCAGACCGTACTTGGAAAATGGAGCACGCATGACAGACAAAATCGATATTGCCCAAGAACTACAACTTAAACAGGTTCAAATTCAACCTAAAGACTTTAGCCGCCCTTCGCTTACTGAATGTGAAGAATGTGGAAATGATATTCCTGTTGAGCGTCAGCGCTATGGTTCTGTAACCCTTTGTGTGGAATGTAAAAATACTCAAGAAAAACTTTCAAAAAGGTACTTTTAAATGACAAATTTCCTAATCTTTTTCATCGTTATTCTTGTTTTAGCCCTCATTATTTTTTGGATGATCCTAGATTATCAATTTACTCGATACATCCGTGAAATGAAGGCTTTTTATAAGGAAGAAGATCTCCAGAACAAAAGCCAACTCAAGTTAAATCAGCAGATCCATAATGGGAGCAATAAATGTGGCTATACCCAATCTTAATCGGCATGATCATGGGCATTATTTTAAGTAGCTCTATGTTCTTATATCTTGTCGCATAACGCCAAGCCCCTTCAATGGGGCTTTATTATTTATTCCGTTCCACCGTCAGGCTTCTTTCCATTTCGTTCAGTATTAGAATTACTTCCACTACCAGAAATTTGTTCAATTGCTTTCATTGCAACAGCACTAACATTTGCTGGTAAATCTTTAAATTTTTCATTTGTCGAATCAACCATACCAGCATCTTTCCCAAAATAGTCAGGAATAAGGTCTTTATGTATTTGATTGCGATCTTCTTTTTCAAGTTGATTAATAAATGGCCGTAAGGTAGCAAGCTTCAACATCATATTTTCACTATGACGCATATGTATATAAGCTCGATAAGCAACGCGACTTGTATATATGATTGATGAAAAGATTAACAATGAGATTATTAAACGTAATATTAAATAAATTAATGCATTCTTTTGAGCAATAGCATAAATCTTTTCAATTTTTTCAGCAGATTGGTCTTTATACTTTTCAATTAAAGTTGAGGTTGGGATATTAGTTCTTTCGTTATACTCACTTAAACCACACATAGCCAATGAAATGGATAAAATAATAATTACTATAGTAGTAATAGTTGCAGACCAATAAACCTTTTTCTCTTGTGAAGCTTTTTTATCATAATGATCTGTTATTAACTGCTCGCCTTTTGCATTCACCATTTTTTTTAAAATATTATAATCCTCATATGTTGCTTTAAAGTCAGCATCAGTGCTCTTGATAGATTTTTCTAGCTTATCTGCATCATCTTTAATTGAAAAAATGAATTGTGCATGAATTTGGCTCAATTCTTTCTGAAAATCACTAATTACCTTATTTGTGTCTTCAATAAATTGGATTCTTCTTGGTTCAATAATTTTATTTGACTCATCCAGAAAAATATTAGATATTTTATCTAATCGGCTCCCTAGTTCATTTATTCTTTCATCCAATAAAACAAGTCTATAGTTAGAATCAGATAAGAATGTTGCATCATAGAAATCATTAGATAAGTTTTTAATATCTTCATAAATAGTTTCAAAATTATTATTCAGTTCATTAAGAAGCTCATATAAACTCTTATATTCAGAAACTCTTATTTTACTTATTGTAGATAAAAAGAAAAAAAAGAGATCTAGAAATTTACCTATTACATCAATTTCAGTCCTATGACTTAAATCATAATTTGCTGAAATTCGATAATTTAAAATCCTTATATTTGACTCAACACCCTCAGTAATAAAAATCTGATCAGTCATATACTTATCTAAGGAAATTATAAATTCCTTAATTCTGAAAAATAAGCTAGAAGTCTGTATTAAATCCCCCGATTTATTAACTAAAGTTTCATGACTTTTATTCCTATTATAAATATTATTAATTAAAACTGCTGTTTCTGGGAAATATTTTAATAGCGCTAATTCTTCTTCATTAAACAACATCTTCTATCCCCTAAATCATGGAATTCGAACAAAATAACCTTCTGGTAGTTCTCCCAAAGGTTCAGCAATACGAACTAAAAACTCTACGTAACAACGTTCCCAACTTTTCATTATTTACCCCTTTAAATTCTTAATTGCTTCTGTTGTAGCTTTTACCATTTCAGTTGTACTTTTCATTTGGTCGGATATTAAATTACTCATGTCTTTATGAGCAGTACCATCAATCTCGCGACCAAAATATTTAAGTGCTAACTCTTTACGTACACTCGCAGCTTCTTCCGTAGGGATGCTTTCCATGAAACTTGGGTAAGCTTGTAGTTCAACCTGAGTTTGATAATTTTGATCCGCTAATCTTTGATAATGAGCGGATTGTTTTAAAAAGTAACTAATTAGAGTAATACCAACTAACAACAAGGACACTTTTACAGCCCAAAACTCAATAGTTGAGAAAAGATGAGGAACTAATTCCTGTTTAAGTGTTAATAAACCTACAGATAAACATAATAGAACTCCCAACCCCCAATAAAAATACGATCTATAACTTTCTTCTAACCCACGATATTTATTTACAGCATTATCATAAATATTTTCTGTACGAGCATTATCAGCAATATTCCTTAATCTTCTGAAACTTACTAACTCATCATTCACACGTTTCAATAAACTTTGCAAATAAGGTGGTAGGGTCTTGTTTAACGCCTCATATAATTGTTTGAATTGTTGTGCAACGTCGAGTAAAGATGCAATACTAGATTTAACTCTAGTAAGTAAAACTTTTTGGTGCTGATCAACAGAAACTCTTGTTTTAATAGAGCTTATATAAGGTACACTCGAATTATTATTCTTATTTACATTTATATATGCGGCCGATACTTTATCTTTTAACTTATATAATTCATTAAGATCATCATTTAAATAATTTGTATGTGAAACAAGCAGGTCAAAAAAATTATTCGTATTGTTAACTGAGTCTTCATTCGAAACTATTACTTCTACAGTTTCTAGTTTATTTAAAAAAATTTCTTTATCTTTAGGTGAAAAAAAGTCAGTATCCCATACTGGATGATCTTTTAGATTTGTAATATTTTTAATTGCTTTTTCACGACTATCTCTAAGACCAAATAATTCTTTCCTGTGTTCAGATACAGTTTCATTAATAAATTTTTCTATCACTCTCCACCCCAAAAATTATTATAAAGTCTTGACGCGTAATAGTATCTAAGCTACTGTAAAAACGCTAGATAGACATAAGTCTTTTTAGTCAGGCGTGAGAACCTGAAAATCGAACAAAGACGCACAAAAGTCCGTCTACGGGCTATTTTTTTGCGTAAAATTCAGCTTTGCTGTTCTATGGCAGGCTGGACAGGGCAGCCTTTGGCTGGCCGCTTCTTTGTTCGCGGTATTCTCACCCCTGTTCAGTCTGTCACCATTATCGTGAGAAGTAATGGTTTCAGGTTTTAATCGACTTGAACAAAGGAACAAGCAAATGAAAACATTCGCTTTAAAGAACTCCCCTACTCAAAATTCCGTTTTGGAACATACTCCAATTCACGATCTAGATGCATACTTAATGCAAAAGCGTAGTCAACAAAAACTAAAACTCCTCAAGCGCGCCTTTGAAAGTGGCGTCATCTCAATCATTGTTGACTTAACATTTTCCATAATATCAGGCAGATAAGCGACATAGCATGTCGCCACCACCTATATTTTCAAAGTAGATTTTAAGAAAATAGACCCATGATCAATAGACAGGGGGAGAAATGCACTCAACACTAGACGTTAAAAGCCATAAGAAAATGACGGCCGAAGAAATACTGGAAGAAATTGAATATCCACTTGAGAACCTTCAAAACTTACTTTTTGCCTTTTCAAAAATGAAAGTTGATGATGGTTTAAAAGAAAAAGAATTTAGCGCCATCATCAACACACTACATCACCAAGTGGTCAACATTAACCGCGCGGTTCATGCCAAATGAATTAAAAGAAACCCGGCTTAGGCCGGGTTTTTAGTTTAATTACTTTTAATGAATATTTCTTTCCACCAAGAATCAAAAAAATGTGATTCATTATGAAATCTTAATGCAAAATTAAAAAAATATTCATCATAAAATTGATTAAAAATATGACTTGAATCTAATGCTGAGTAAAGGTTGGCATAAAAAATTGATAACCAGAAATATACTATTTGTTCTGATTGAAACATTGAATTTCTAATAGTATTTCTATAAAAGATTTTATCTCTTTCATCAATATCAGATTCCTTAATTAAATTTATTAGATCTGCATATAAAAATAAGTAGGATATAAGGGCATTTACATTATTATTAAAGTCATTAGCAACAATACTTTTAAAATGTTCATTTACTTGCTTAATCTGTTTGTTTTCATAGAAATTAGGATTCTCACCTAAAGTTTGACAAAAAGTACTTGATAACTTATCAAATGCTGTCAAGCCACTTATTTCTTTGAAATTATTATCTTCCCTATAAAGTATTTTAATCTGGTTTAACTTTTCATTTTTATAATTAAGCAAACCATAAAATTTATTTGCGAAAATAGCATTTCTTGACTCTTTAACTTGTTCATCATGAGCTAATTTTGCCAATCTAAGTTGTTTTGTATTTATTTCACGTGTTTCTTTTAGAGACGTTACTTGTAACCAAGTAGAGTAAGCTACCGCACACAAAGCTATTGAAGAAATAAGTGTATTCAAGCTTCCATATGTATCACCTACTGCTCCAAATTTTTGGCCATACTTTTCAGGGTCAATAAGAAAATGCTTTGTTATTAACCATTCAAAAAAAATAGGAAAACTTAACCAAGCAGCAATTACTGCAAAGAGAATGACCAATAAGATTAGCCAGTGATAATTTTTATTTTCCATTGATAACCTGATTTTTATAAAGATTTTTTACTTAAATTGATTTGCATAAGTCTCAGCTATAGAGACCAACCCAGAACGCATTTCTTCACGTGTTTGACGGTACAAATGAATCAGCTTTGCTTCATCTTCTGCCAGTTCACTGCTCTTCAGTTCTGAAGCACCCCAAAGAATATAAGCAATATTAAACCCATGATCTTCAAGCAAATCTAACTGATCAGTGTCTAAAGGTGCATTGTGCTTTTCATAACGCACAACTGAGTTCTTTTTAACGTTTAAGATCTCGGCTAACTCATCTTGCGTCACAATTCCCAAGCGCTTACGTTCTTCTTTTAAACGTTCACCACGATTAGAAAAATCACCATTTTTCATACTTTTTCCTTAAAAGCACTTGTAAATCACCATAAATAGTACTAAATTTAATACCACTAAGTATCTAAGTACGATTTATGGTGATTTTCGCATGACTACAACAAATGTTCAAACTAAACCTAAACACACTGAACTCACTCAAGTCCGTTGGACCAAAGCTCAGTTAAAAGTCCTCAAGAAAATTGCGTATGAAAAGGACACAAAAATTGCCATCTACATCCGTGATTTTATGGTGAAGCATCACCCCGAGTTACAAGAACCGCGCAAAGACGAGCAATTGTAATCAAAGCCAATTCGCAATGCTTACAAAGCTACAAACTCAAACAAAATATTCACATTCTCAAACAGTTACCAATAATCACGCGTGGTTTTAAATGTCAGTATTACAAAGACGCATTGATGACAGACTCAACCAGTTATTCAACTTCAAAAAGGTTGGCGACTGGTACCGTGAAGGTCTATGTCCTCAATGTGGAAAAAAGGAACTCTTTACCCATGCTGAAACACCACGTGTAGTGAAATGTGGTCGTTTAAACAAATGTGGCTATGAAGAGCACGTAAAGGAAATTTGTGAAGACCTTTTTAAAGACTGGTCTAAAGACTTCCCTCGCACACCTGAAAACCCTCATGCAGCAGCAGATGCTTATCTAGTAAATGCCCGTGGTTTTGACGTTTCAAAACTAAAAGGTACCTACACACAAGAGCTTTTCAGAAACGATCGTAAATATCCCGACTTAGTTACAGCGACCGTTCGCTTCAAACTTACTGAAGGAGTCTACTGGGAACGTTTTATAGATCGTCCTGAACGTTTTGGCCGTCAGAAAGCTAACTTTATGGGGGACTATAAAGGCCTAGCTTGGTCATTAGATGAATTAGACAAGCTCTGTAATGCCCAATCCATTTGGGTCACTGAAGGCATCTTTAACGCGATTGCCCTATCTCTTTCTGGACAGCCTTCTATAGCCACCATGTCTACAGAAAACTATCCGGAAAAAATGCTGAAGCAAATTGCCGACCGTTGCCATGAGTTAAACCGTCAAAAGCCACGCATACGCTGGGCATTTGATAATGATAAAGCCGGCAAAAAGTCTATCCGTAAGTTTCATTTAAGAGCTGTTCAAAACCATTGGGACTCAACCGCTGCCCTTCCACCTTCAGGTGGTTTGGACTGGAACGATCTTTACATGCGTGACCAACTGCACAGTGAAAACCGTAAGTCCTATAAACACTACGGAGAGCTGCACATCGCAGAAACTCCAGAGCAAGCTGGCCTACTCATTTACAACTTCAATGACGGCCGACGTAGAACCTTTTATTTCAACCATAACTATCGGTTGTATTGGTTCAATTTAGACATGGACAAATACAGCAAAGAACTGGAACGCATTGAAGCAGATCCAGACCGAGACTTTTTACTCGATAGCCAAAAACGCGAACTCGCCCTTCAGCAATGTTCAGCTGTTTCAGAAATATGTAATCGCCAGCTCAACCCACTGTATTTCCAACGAAACGAAATTACAGACGAGTCCTGGTATTACTTCCAGATCTCTACTCCAGACGACGAAATGAAAGCCACTTTTACCGCAGATCATATTTCTGCACCAGGTAAATTTGGTCCACGTTTATTGTCAGTACACGTAGGGGCTTGGTGGACAGGCAATAACCATCAACTTTTAACGTTTATGAAGCAAAACACCGAAAGGTTACGAGAAGTGAAAACAATAGATTTTATGGGGTACACAAAAGAATATGGAGCCTACATCTTTGAAAAACACGCTGTGTATAAAGGAAACGTTATCCACATAAATGATCATGATTTCTACAAGCTTGGACGCTTAGAGCTAAAAACTTTGGCTGGTAGCCCATCCATTAAACTCAACCCAAAAAAAGAGTTTAAAGCGACTTGGTGGAAAGACTTTTACCGAGTACGTGGTGCAAAAGGTTTAATAGCCCTGGCATGGTGGACAGGCTCATACTTTGCAGAGCAAATCCGCGCAATGCATAGCTCGTTTCCATTTATTGAAATCGTAGGTGAAGCAGGTGCAGGTAAATCACGCCTAATCGAGTTTATGTGGAAGCTCTCAGGCCGTGCAGACTATGAAGGTTTTGACGCAAACAAATCTACCAACGTAGCGATTTACCGTAACTTCGCCCAAATTTCTAATTTACCTGTGGTTCTCATCGAAGGTGACCGTAACGACCAAAACGGTAATGCTATCGCTAAAGCCAAGTTTAGTTGGGATGAATTAAAAGATGCCTACAACGGCCGTGCAATTCGCTCTAAAGGCTTAAAAACGGCAGGTAATGAAACATATGAGCCACCTTTCCGTGGTGCCATCATGATTTCACAAAACACACAAATCCAAGCTTCAGAAGCGATTTTGACACGTACTTTACACATCTACTTCGACCGCAAAGGACAGTCTTTAGAAACAAAACGGATTGTCGATGAACTCGACCGTTTAGATATTGAAGACACGTGCACCTACATGACACATTGCCTAGTCAACGAAAAAGAGATTTTAGAAACCTATGAACGAAAGCTCGAGGAACTAGAAACCGAGTTCCATAACAACGGTATTACACATACCCGTATCGCGCTTTGTCATGCACAAGTTTCGGCTCTAGTCGATGCTTTGGCCAAACATGTTCTACACGACGTTATCGATATTGACGAAGTCATAGCAGCAAAAGAAATGTTGCTTGCGATGGCTGAAGAACGAGTAAATCAACTCAATGGTGATCATCCTCTGGTTGAGCAATTTTGGGATGCTTACGAATACCTCAATAGTAGCCGTAGTCCTGCTTTTAGCCTTAACCATTATGAGGCTGATGCCCAACAAGTGGCTATCAATCTAAACGAAGTTTACAAGGTCGCAGCGCGAAATTACCAGGTACTTCCTGATATTAAAGAAATGAAAAATTTATTACGAAACAGCCGTCGCTACAAGTTCATCGAAATGAATAAAACAGTGCGGTCAAACAAATATCCAGCCGATGAAGTAAAGAACGTTACTGCCGAAGACCCAAGCAGCTTAGACCGTTCTCACACAGTGAAATGCTGGATCTTTACCAACCCAAGCTATGGAGCACCACAAGCATGACTTTAGAAGAATTAAGCCCAAATGCTTTACCGTTTGTAGATGAAGAAGAAAATGACCTACGTGTCGTTACGCCTTCACACCCAATCGCACATGAAGCCTATGCAGCAGTTAAAGCCATGCGATGTGATTTCGTTAGAATCATTGCTTCTAGCTACCAGAAGTCACTGTCAGAAACTGGTTACTTCATTTCTGGCATATTCCCGAGCGATGCAGACCGAGGCTTAAACCGCAAAGAATGGATTTCAACTTTTGAGAGTTTAAAGGGGTAAATATATGGATGTAGAGGTGTTATTAGAAAAAGTGCTTCGTAAAATATTAAAGCAGATTGATGCTAAACCAATTATTCCGATTGATTGCCAACTATGGGATGAACAAGACATCGCTAGTTATTTTAAATACTCACTGGACTATACGAAACGCCATATTATTAGTAATGAAAACTTTCCACCAAGCCGAGAGTTACCAACTTCAGCAACTGGAGATAGAACAGTTCCAAGATGGAAAGCTACTGATGTGATTAGCTTCGGAATGGCGTTTGATAAATCAAATATAAGATATTGTTAGACTAAAGAGGCTGGTTAGCCTCTTTTTTAAATTAAAGATTTGTTTATAATTTATTAACTTAAATCATTTTAATTTATTAATCATGACAAATAAAAAAATTGAAAATGTTGAGCCTAAAACCGAATCTAAACAAAAAAAATGCTTTATTGTCACACCAATTGGTGGTGACAATACTCCTACTCGAAGAGCAGCAGATGGGTTAATACGGGCCGTAATTGAACCAGTTCTGAAAGAACTAGGGTTTGAAACACTTGTTGCTCATAGAATTTCAGAGTCTGGATCCATTACTCGACAAGTTATAGAGCATGTTTTATATGATGATTTAGTAATCGCCAATTTAAGTGAATTAAACCCTAATGTGATGTATGAGTTAGCTGTTCGTCATTGTACAGAATTACCAGTGGTGGTTTTGGCAGAACAAGGGACTAGATTACCCTTCGATATTGCAGCTGAAAGAACGATCTTTTATACCAACGATATGCATGGGGCAGAGGATTTAAAGCCTCAGTTGATAATTGCAATTAATGAAGCACTAAAAATAGAAAATAGTGATAATCCAGTTTATAGAGTGGCAAAAGCTAGAGTTGTTAGAGAAAAAATAGAGCAGGATGACGCACAAGGATATTTATTATCTAAATTAGATTCAATTGAAAGTACATTAAGCAGATTATCTTCAAATTCAAATAATAAAGTAATTAATAACTATAACTTAACAGAATCTTCACAAGATTACGAAAACTCTTATTTCGGAAGTTCATATATTGTGGAACTTTCAAGAAAACTCACGGGAGAAGAATTCAAAATACTCAAAACTCAATTTCAAAGTACTTTTGGCACAATTATTTCTAATGTCTATCTTTCACCAGATCCTATGAATCAAGGAAAAATAGTAACGATTAAGGTCTTACAGCGTCTCAACCTTCAATTAATTGAAGAAGCTATTAATATGATGAGATTTGAAAAATTATCTGTAGTAAGAATTAACTATAGTATTGTTTAGGCTTATTTTAATAGCTTACTTAACCCTACTGAGTTATTAAGCTCATCTAAAATCTCATCATTAGTTGGATTGTAATAAGTCAAAGCCTGCTTAGGATCCTTCCAACCAAATATCTTGCACAAGGTCAGCGCATTTTTAATGCGTTTGGCCATAAGTGAAGCTGCTTCATGTCTTGAATCGTGAAAAGTTAAATCTGCATTTTCCATTCCAGCCTGTTTTCGCGCTTTTCTAAACAGGGCATCACGTGAAGAGTCAGACACAGTAAATACTTTTGGGCTTCCCTTTCGGTTAATTTTCAAAGCTAAAGACCATAGTTGTAGTGCAAAATCATCTAGAGGCACCTTTCTGGCCATCCCATTCTTTGTTTTGTCTAACTGGATATAACGTTTAGACAGAAATACATGCTCAGGTAAACGGTTCACAATTTCCCCGGATCTCATACCTGTGGCCATAGCAATAAGCCAAATCAATCCAACTTCCTGCATTTTTGTTACTGGAACAGTTCCAGGTTTATACTTTAGGGCTGTTAATATAGCTTGTAGCTCTTCAACTTCAGTGCGACGTTCACGGTGAGCTGGCTTTTTGGGCTTCCGGATGTTCTCAACTGGGTTTATTTCAATCCAGCCTTTATCTTTCCGGCACCAGTTAAAGAAAGCAGACAAGGTCGAATAGTCTCGCAATATGGTAGATGCCTTCAAAGGTTTTATCGTGCGTTGAGTGACAGCACTCTCCCACTGCTTTAAAAAATCACCCTTGTAAGCACTTAATGGCCAATCAGTGTTAGGCAAATTATCCTGGTAATAACGGATCCTTTGCATTTCTTTTTTTCCAGTAGCTTTAAATCTGGACACTTCTTCTGAATAACGCCCCAGTGCTTCACGCATCGTAATAACTATTTTATTTTTAATAGCCTTTTGCGTTGCATCATTTAAAATCAGATCTCTTTCTTTTTCTTTCGCCCAGCGTTTAGCTGCTGCTTCAGTCTCACAAATTTTTGTAGGCCTTGTATTTTTATCAAAGCCAATCTCTACACGCCATTTACCGTTTTTGGTTTGATAAATAGATCTGTACAT